GTGGATGTGGAATGAGTGGATGTGGAATGAGTGGATGTGGAAGGGATATCTACATCAGGTGATCTATTGCGATCTTCAATAGATTGATCTGTGCTAGGTGATAGATATGTGTAATAATGTTCTAGGATATCAAAGTTGTTGTGGAATACATATTTAGTGATGCTAGACATACCTAGATCATTTTGATAATCCTTAGTGGTTTGGAGCTTTTGTGTCAGTTGTGCTATATCAGTGTTAATGATATCAATAGGTGGTATGTCAGTGATCTTCAGTGTAATCTCGTTTGTAAAAACATCATTCGGATATCCTGAAACAAATGTGTCATAAACTAGTATGTATGTATTTCCAAAGATAAGATCATGATCAGGATCTATCTCAAACCCTGAACTAGTCGGTGTGATATATCCATAATTTGTTGTAGGATGTTTCGCAAATACTAGATTACACTCAGGAGATATATCAGGATGTCTGGATACTGTTAGATTACATAGAGATATCTGTGGAAGATCAAACAAGTTGATCTGGAAGTCTGTTATATCATTATTGATATATATTGTAGGATCTTCTGTTATCCTAATATCTCTCGTTGTAATAGGGTAAGGATCACGATCAGTTTCAATATATGCTTCAAGAGTAAGTGTTATATCACTGTTCTTGAAGTTGGGTGTGATAAGGAGAGCATTAGACGTATCGTTAAGTATGTATCGGTTGTTGTTGTGATTATTAATGATCCTTAGTTTTACTTCATCTAAGAATGGGTAATGGATAGTGAAGAGGTCTGTTATATTACATTCCAGAGGGGTGTCTTTGAGATTGAGAAGATTGATCGTATCACCACCAATAATAGCAGGTAATTCTCTCACATTTATTTTTATAGCATCAGGGAAAATCTCATATTTCTCACTGATATCTAGAACAATACTGTATTCATCCTCACGGAGATCTGAAACAACTGTAATAGTGTTGTTAATAACAGGTTCTCCATTTGATAGATATGTGATAGGATCATACAAAATAGGGTTGTCTGGCAAGTAATCTGGAAGATAGATATTACAAGTCTTCCATCCTATATCTATGAGATCTATTGTGATCTGTTGAAGTGGATCGCGAATAATAGATACCTCTTTGATAGAGAAATCAACAATATTGCTCTGGACTTCATATCCAGCGATGTATGAAGATACGCTAAACCCATACTCAGTCTTCCTATAATCTGCATAAACAGTTATGGTTTCAATTTCATTGCTATACACAACATATTCTTGATTATCTTGATGGATATTAGGAATATAAATAAGATGATCCTCATGAATTGTGGGTATGAAGTGATCACTTAGTATGATATGATGAGCCCCCATGTCAAGCGTTGTTGTGGTATGTGGGATGATGGTGAGTGGTGGAGGTTCTATTACAGTGATATTAAATGTGGGAGATATAGTGCGATCTCTGTAATTCTGATAGAAAGCTGAAACACTAATTGTATATTCGGTATCTCTAAGATCCGTATTGAAACGTAGAGTGTTGTTATCAGTTGTTGTGGGTTTTATATATTTTTCACGTAATAGGGGAGTGGTGGAAGTGGGTGTGGAAGTGGGAGTGGGAGTCGTGGAAGGTGTGTGTGTAATAATAGGTGAGGTATATTGAATATTAAATGATGGTATCTTGTTTAGAGTGAAGTAAGTTTCAAGCGATGTTTGTATTAGACCTCGCGGCGGCTCACTATGATCACCATCCCTAGTATCCACAATGATCATAGAAGCGGTTGTTTCAATACGTGGCATAGGTTTCTCAGTAATAGTGAGTGTATTGACAAGAAGGGTAGCATCGGGATAATTGAATAGACTAGCGGTAATATTGATATCATAGGATGTCCCACGGAACTCAGGAAAGAAAGATATCTGATAAGTGTCTGGATTGAATGAATATGGAATATTTGATCTGGCGTAGAATGAGGTATAATTGGGTATATCTGGTGTGATCGTTTCTATATTGATCACTAGATTACAGCTTGTAATATTAGTGTAATACTTGGAGAGATTGATGGTCTTTTCTTCTGTTGTGAGATCAATAATAGATTTAGGTATATTGAACAACTTGCTATATCCTAGATATGAAGGCTCACTTACAGAGATAGGATAAAGGATCTCTCCTTGACTATTGCTTATCTTGATCACAATTTCATAATCCCTCCCCTGAAACTCGTTAGGTATTACTACCTCATTGTTGCTATTGATATAGACAGGTATATTAGCAAGTTCGGGCGATGATCTAGAGTAATCAATCTCATACATTAGTGGTTCAACGGCATCCGGTGTGGCACTTATGATATCTTCTAGATTGATAGAGATACTATCTCCTTTATTAAGATTTACAATCGCAGTTTTCTTGTTAATAATAGTAGTTGCTTCATCTGGTATGGGAGGGATGAGAGAGGTGAGAGGATCAGTGGGATCAGCAGGGTTGGTAGTAGGATCGGTGGAGGTAGATGTAGGTACTGTATGTATATAAGGTAACTCATCAACAGGTTGTTGAGGACTTCTAGATAACCATCTAATACCTTGGTTGTTATTTACACGTTGGATCAATGTAGTTATTGCCTGATTAGCAGGTAATTCATCAGGATCAATGTAGATAGGGTCAATCGGGTTTGTGGTATTCGTATTATTATATAAAGCAAGAGCATCATGAACACTTAGTATATTAAAGAATACTATGATAGATCCTGGAATAATATTCACTATTTGGATACGTTCCGTGGATATTCCAGCTGTTTGTGCGATATCATCTGCTACTTCATTTGCAAAAGCGTCAATATCTGTTATTTCCGAAAACACTCTTTCTCTAATAACCAACTGATTGTTCTCTACTGTTTCATCCTCCTCGATATTTATCTGTATCCCTATATTTTTGAGGATTTCAGTGTTATCTTGGGAACCATCATTTGTTATCACAAGGGGTTTCTTAGGTATAGTATCAATATTCGTGATTTTAAGACTGATTTCGCTAATGCTATATCCTAATGTGGATGCGATATCTCTGATAATGTCTTCCTTAAACGTTTTAAGATCTTCATTGTTTTGTAGATCATATTCATAATAATCACGTTCAGGTAAGATCAACATCAAATCTTCTACAGGTATCTGTTGAGTATTTCTTACTAACTCTATACCAGCAGGTAATTCACCTATAACTTTCAATATAAGATCGGTATTGATAAGATTATACCGTGTATCTTTAAGTGTGATATAGATCTGATAAGTTCCTTCCTTACCTAATCCTGTTATTGAGAACTGATCGCTGTCCTTATTATAATTTATGTTCTCTAACAACTCTTCATACACTGGTAGTCCTGGATTGATCGCAAACTCAACTTCAAGATTATCAATAGATATGTAGTTTTCAAAAAGAGATATAATATTCACTGTTTCTGTGATATTACTTGAGACATTAATAGAAATAACGTTGTCTCTTGGGTTTATTAAAGCTATTTCTTCGGGATGTTTAATCTGGATCCTGTAAAACGCATCAGTGTTCTTTACATAAGATAGAGTATCAAGATTAGCAACAGGATATATAGTAATATCTATGTTGTTGTAATCTGCGTTAATGTATATAATATTAGAGGTGCTGTCATATGTTATTGGGAGAGATGTGGTGGGTGTGGTGGGTGTGGTGGGTGTGGTGGGTGTAGGGTAAAGATCAGTAAGCTTCAAAGTATCAAGAGTATCCGTTATACTACTAGTTGATATTTGTAAAAGGTTGCTATATTCGTTGTCGCCCACATATCTATAAGCATCACCTAAATGGATCTCAAAACTCTCATTGGTGAGTTCGATATATTCTGTACCGTTTGTGCCTTCTTGTGGTTCCCACAATATTTTAGCATTTATCTCTTGGATTGTCAGGATAAGATCATTGTTTTCTACACTATATCCATCATCATCATCAACGGTGCGATCGATAATAGCCTTTATCTCAACAGGAATTGATCTACCCTCACCTGTTAATTGAAATGTGATAGTTCCTTCTTGATCATTAATAGTGGCAAAGCTAGTATCATTCGTATCTAGCAATTCAAAGCGTAATGTAAGATCATATGATATAGACGATGACGGGAGAGTTGTAATTAGTTTGTTGTAGAAGTCGCTTAATTTATAGGTTTCCTTATATACATTTAGGAAGAACTCAGTTGTATTGTCAGTGTTCCTAGCGATAGACTTAATAGTGGGTATATCTGGATTTTGTTCCTTGTCCAGATTTTTGAAATATTCCTGTACTTCATCTGTTTCAATTGTGAATTGTTCTTGGCTGATCTTTTCCTCTTTTATGAAGATATTTAGTGGAGGAAAAGTCTGTGTGTTAAAATAGGTATCTATTAGAGTATAGGTGATCTTATACGTATTTCCTTGATATGATTTGAGAATACTCAATTCAAAAGGATCATTTGGATTAGATTTAAAAGAAGAAGATACGTTGTCAGGAAACTCAATTCTTGCGATAACATTACTCTGTAAATGTTTATCTGTATCTATAATATCCACCGGATATTGTGGAATAACAAACAAATTACGGAGATTTTCGACCGTAGGGTTGTTAATAGTGGTTATTAATGTTGTATCTATAGAGTGTGTTTCATTAGGGGATCCCACGTTAGTGCTAGTCTTAACAACAGATATCGTGGGATAATCAATGTCTTCTTCAATAGAAATAATAAAAATTAATGGTTGTAGTATCCCTTCATATATATAATGTATCGCACTAATGGTTAGTTGATAAGATGAAACATATAGAATGGGTATATTAAGTATGGAACCTGATATAAAATTATTGTTTCTAACCCTTTCCTTTTGGCTTTCTGTTGTTTTACCATCAAATATATACTCAACAATATTGTAGCTAAGTTTCTCTGGTTCTCTGTAATCCACAAACTGTGTTAGATCTACTGGTAATCCACCTTTTCTCACAATAAACTTTTGGATATCGTTAGTGCTATTGAGCAGAATTGACAGTTCTCTCTCATTAACTTCTATAGTGGTTGTTGCTGATAATCCACTATATTTATCGGTTGCGGTAATAGATAAATCATAGTTTAGAGAGAGACCAGTATTCTGGTAAAAACTGATTTTGATAATGTTGTTATTCTCTGTTTCAGATATTCTTGACGATATCATCTGATTTGATATTTCATCTTTGTTGATTGTATAAACTAGATTGCTAGTGATATCATTCTCTTTATACGTATGAATAAAGTATTGATTTAGATCTATATATGATATATCTAAACCATATTTTGTAAAGCTATTAATAGATGAAGGTTTAGGAACAGGTATATTAGTGCCATCTAATAGATCTATTATCTTCTCGTCAATAAACTCTATCTTGATCTTATCTGCGTTATTGCGTAATAACGGATCATCGCTGTTTCTGTATGTGTCTATAATGTCATTCTTTAATATATTTAAGAAACCTACTTTGTCTATAAGATAATCATAGTAATTTGTTTCCGGGATACGGATCTGGATAGGTATAGGATCCAGAGAAACCGGTTTCAATTCTATTGGTGGTGGTAGATCCTCAGTAATCCTTATGATCAATTCGGAGTTGCTAACGTTAAAATTAGTATCTTTAGCAGTGATAGCAATATCATAGGTGATCCCTAAGAAATGCGGAATTACCTTAAATATATTGTTTGTAGTGGTGATTGATGAGATGATTAGATTAGATGTATCTGTGTTTTCAATAGATGTGATCAATTTATGATCATATTCTAAGTAGAAGTTGAAAGGGAATTTATAAAAAGGTGTTAATTGGAATGCTGAATGTTGATTGGTCAATCCTGATAAAGGAATATAGTATGTAGGGTTTGTGGTTTTTGTAGGGTTTGTGGTGGTGTCTATTGCTAGTGAGTCTATGTTCAATTGAAGATCATTGTCTGTCAATGAGTTTTCTTTCAATACTACTTCTGCATTTAGTGTAGTTGAATAACCTTCTATACCTACAACCATATATATACTATATTCAACACCACGGTATTCCGGAAAAAGATTGATAGATCCACTAGAAGAATTTATATAGAATGCTTTGTAAATATTTCCATTGAATGGATAGTATGATAGGCGAAGTTCTTCTGGATTTGTTGTGTTAGTGTTGGTGTTTGTATTAGTGTTTGTATTAGTGTTTGTCGTATATGTAGGAGATTGAGGTGGTGTAGGTGTGTTGATATAGCCATTTCCTGTAATGGTTATTGGTTTATCAGTGTTGTTTCTAAAATAACTGCTAATCGGATTGATTGTTTGGATAGTGTTATTAAGTGGTGTATTCACAAATGATCTGTAATATAAATCTGATGTATAATAGTTCTTTTTAACATAAAAAGGCGGTTCTTCACGAACATTAATATAGACCTCAAACGTTTTGTCCAGTAGAATGATAATAGTATATTCAGTTATTATGCCATAAAACTTCGTGCTATCAATAGATATCTCTTCAATACTTTGTGTTTCTTCTAAATTTTGCGGAAGTGTTCCACGAACTGCCGGAATGATAGATACTTGGGTGGAGGTAGAGGGGTTGGTGGTGGAGGTAGAGGAGTTGGTGGTGGAGGTAGAGGAGTTGGTGGTGGATGTTATATCTAATGATCCATAAGGATCATTTGATATTTCTATATTGGAATAATTGGGAAGTTTTGTAAGTATAAACTGTTCAACATTAAGAATAGGTGTTTGAATAGCTGCAACAAATTCTGCTTTGATTTCTAACGGCTTTTTTGTTACAATTTTTCCTGATTTGTCAATAACATCTATTTTGACAACATCAAACATACTTAGATTTTGTAGATTGATTACATTAGATGTGGGGGAATATTGAGTGATCTCAAAAGATAAATTAGGTATGTCAGATATAGCTCTAAAACTACTACCTGAATAAAATACTTTCTGTGGGAATACAGTATCTAGATTGAAGTAAAGAATTTTGTTGTTTTTTTCGTTTTCAGAGATAGTTAGAGTGTTGAAAGTAAGGGATGATGGTTCTGGAATAATCGGCGGCGGAGCAGGCTCTGTAATAATCAATGTGTGTTCTGCTAATTGATTTGTTCTCGATGGATCAACCGCACTTATTGATATCTGGTAGGATATATCACGCATATTTGTGGTTATAAACACGTTGCTACTGGTTATCAAGTATAGATCATCGGGATTGTAGATATCACTGGGAACAGACGTAGGTGTAGCATTAAATACGAGAGGAACATTAATTGGAGATTTGAATATATTTGAGAAATACACAGTAGATGTATCATTGATTTCTTCATAGGGTGTAATGATGATTGCAGGGCTCTCCTTAAAAGATATTTCAAGAAGATTAGAACTTACACTAGAAGATGTCCCGTATATACCGTCCTCAGCATAGATATATACAGTGTTAGAAGAATATGGAGTATCGCGTAGATCTGGATATATATTGAGATTTGATGTAGAAATATCTACTATTTCGAGATTAGGATTAGGATTAGGAGAAGCGAAATAGAAGTTAAACTTTGTAGGAGGAGTTTCAATAGGAGATGAAAAGAACTGCGTTAGATCAATAGATACCTTTTGATCAAGAAGGATTGTAGGGTGAAGATATTTTATGGTAGTAGGTGTGGGTGGTGGAGCAGAAATCTCCGTAATGGTGAACTCTTCTTGTATTTTTACGTGGCTAAACTCTGGATCTTGATTAAAAGCTGTTATTACTACGGTGTATGTCATATCACGAAAGTCCTCTTCAATAACCAGTTCATTACTGTTGATGATATCAATCGCTGGATTACCAGTGCGATAACTAGACCTCAACGATGTTATATTAGGATCATCAAAGACGATATTATCAATCTCATAGATATACTTGATTTGATCTTGTAATTCTTCAACCGGACTTGACAAGAAATCAATAAGATTTAGCTTGCTAGACTCGCCTAATTCTTTTGGCTTAGACAATGCTTCTGTTACATCCTTCGCGATATCAACATCGGGATTTTTAAAGATAGGCGATACCTCATTGACAACTAGGTATAAGAAGTCAGTTCCTTGTTTCTGGAAGAGTGTATCTTCGGCAGTGATACGAAGTTCATACGATGTATTACGCATTCTAGGAGTAATAGTAAGTGTTTGTTGTTCTTGATCAAGATTGAATAGGTTTGTTTCCTCAGGCGAGTATTTAAGATCTTTACCGAACTCTTGTAGTGTCCAGTGGTATTTGATGAAGGTGTTAGAAGAGGTTGAGATGTCATCGTTTGCGATAAGTGTATCAGTAATAAAAACAAAGAAATCGTTCAATTTAAATGTGTAATCGGTGATATCAAATGGTATCTCATTTGTAATGATCAACTTCTGGTTCCTTGTAGGTGTGGGGGCGAATGTTTCTGTAACAGTAATATTGTATTGGTTATACAAAGATACATATTTAGGATCAGTAAGAGAGAAAGATACAGTATAGGTGTTACCTCTATATCTAGGGATAATACTTAATGTATCTGTTGATAACTCAAAATCATCACTAGAAGTATATAATGTTGTGTTGGGTGTTTTAAAGAAGAACTTGGAAATATCACTGGGTAGTTCTGAATGTAGATCATCAAGAGTGAGATCAAGTTGTATGTTTGATAGTGGATATGGATATATATAGTCTAATGTGATCACTTCTGGCGCTTGATACACATTAATGTTTAGCGGAGTTATATTAGATAACTGTTGTAGTGTATCTGAATAGTTTGTGTATGTAGGGTGGATTGTAATTGTTCTTGTGAGAGTTAAAGGATAATGAGGGGATGTGATGGATGATGAGAGAGAAGAGGTTAGAGCACCATTGATTAATAATGTAGGAGGATTTACAGAGATTGTGTTGGTTGGGTCTTCATAGAAGATAGGGTTAGGATCTTCTGTTGTATAGAATGTATCTATATCATTAGAAGAATTGATTAGGTTAAGTGAAACTGTGTTATTGTTATACTTACCTAGTATTACTGTATATTCTGTAATATTCGGTGTAAAACTAGGGAAATCCGTTTCTATGATTTCAAGTTCAACGGGTGGATATGTGGTAAAAAGATCCTTAGCTGTTATAGAGACAGTGTAGGTTGTATTTCGGTAATCTGGGAGGATGTAAAACTGTGTGGCGGACTTTGTGAAGAAATTTCTTGTGGGTTGATCTAGATGATCAATGGGCGGTACTATCTGGATATTTTCACGAGGTGTGTTAATTTTGTCTTTGATTTCTGCGTTGAATGTAATCGCAATATCCTGGACAGACACAAAATACTCTGTTAGATCATATGATATAGGGTTATTGTTGCTTAGTGTTAGGCTATCTGGAAATAGTTTTTTTTGAAGAGGGGAATATAGATCAGGGGAAATCTCACTGATCAAAGTGTATGATGTCTCTAAAACGTTGGGAGCCTCTAAAACGTTGCGAGAAGATACGAAAGAAACAAAAGAAGACTTGATATCATTAATTGCTAATTCCTTTTCAGCATCAGTATAATACCTCAAATAACTTTCAAATACGTGTCTTTGGAGGGGATACAATCGTATGTTTTGTTTTGCTTGGTTTTCTTCGTATAAACCTACGAGACTTTTAATAAGTTTAATATTATTAGAGATACTTGATACATTTAAAGATATTAATGGATCATCATCGCCAGAACTTTCTGGAAAATCTTCAATTTGTTTTAATATTCTTCTTTGAATATTCAAAAGAGAATTTTTGATATTCTCCATTTTATATTGAGTTTTTATATACAAAAAGTATATATCTAATGATATTATTGATTATCTTATTGTAAGTTTAAAATATTTTACATAATGACATAAAGATTAGATAGGAATATATTAAAAAATGAGTAAATGTGACCATGGCCGACAGAGAAACAAGTGCATAGAGTGCGGGGGAAGTGCAATCTGCGAGCATGGCCGAGTGAGAAGCCAGTGCAAGGAGTCACCGTGCGGGGGATCTTCAATCTGCGAGCATGGCCGACAGAGAAGCCGATGCAGGGAGTGCGGGGGATCTTCAATCTGCGAGCATGGCCGACGGAGAAATGAGTGCAGGGAGTGCGGGGGATCTTCAATCTGCGAGCATGGCCGAGTGAGAAGGCGGTGCAAGGAGTGCGGGGGATCTGCAGTCTGCCAGCATGGCCGACAGAAAAGCCAGTGCAGGGAGTGCGGAGGATCTTCAATCTGCGAGCATGGCCGACGGAGAAGCCGGTGCAAGGAGTGCGGGGGATCTTCAATCTGCGAGCATGGCCGAGTGAGAAACGACTGCAGGGAGTGCGGGGGATCTTCGATCTGCGAGCACAATAAGATAAAAAGCCGATGCAAAGAATGTGGAGGTTCTTCTTTGTGTAAAGTTCCTTTTTGTGAAACTCGAAGTAATAAAAAATACAATGGATATTGTCTAAGATGTTCCATCTATATGGAACCAGATATCAAGATATGTCGTAATTATAAAACAAAAGAGAAATCCGTTGTTGATCACATTGTATCACATTTTCCAGATTTTCATTGGATTAACGATAAACGAATAGAAGATGGTTGTTCATTAAGAAGACCGGATTTATTACTTGATTTAGGAACACAAGTTATCATTATAGAAGTTGATGAGAATAAACATAACAATTATGATTGTTCTTGTGAAAACAAAAGATTAATGGAGTTGTCTAAGGATTTACAACACAGATCTATGATAATGATCAGGTTCAATCCGGATGGATATATAGATCAAGATGGTAAAAAGATAAAATCTTGTTGGAAACTTAATAAAAAAGGTGTAATGTCTATAATGAAAACTAAACAAGAGGAATGGAACGAAAGATTGAATATTCTTATAGATAACATTCAATATTGGTGTGATAATAAAACATCAAAAACTGTTGAAATTGTTGAACTGTTTTTTGATAATGTTTGAGTAATTTATTTTTCTTCAAGCAATACATTAAGTATAGTCCCGAATGGTATTAGTAAATCTTTTAGATAATTGGATACTCCTAGCATTAATCAAAACAATCGCTACTGTTTTCATTCTGTTACTACAAAAAAGTATTGTCCCTATTGATAATCTTTATCCTACTATTGTCTCAATAGCAGTTGGTATTTTTATGTTCTTTTATCTGATATTCTTTCAACCGATTGAAAATATAAAACAACTTTTTACTGATGGTGCGTGGGATAGGTATATTTGGAAGCTGATGTTGATGACAATCTTGATTGTTATAGGTATATTTAGTGGATATCAATCATTACAAAAGAGTTCAAATCCTGCTTATGTTAGAGCCTTTGTAGGTCTAGAAATACTTATGCTTTTGCTCATAGGTTATCTATTTTTCGGATATGATGTTACATTGTGGAAGTTATTGGGCTGTTTGTTCGTAATAATAGGGGTATTTTTGTTAGTCTTGTGAAATACTTGATAAAATACTGCAGAATTTTTGAAAAAAAATGATATAAAAATATTGTGATATCAAGTAGATATGTATAAATCCTACAATCAGGCAGTTTCCTACCTAAACAATGTCAAAGATGTTTGGGAATTGAAGTCAAAGGTTTCCTTGTTTCTTCTAAAGAACAAATACAACGATATCGAGGATGGACTCACTTACTTTGAGACATTCAATCGACTTCAGAATGAGAACAATTACATGTATAATGACACGTATGAACACTTTTGTGGTAATATTGTCACGAAAGAAGCTTTCACTGATAATTCTCTCAGCTACATTGAGATGCACGCAATTTCAAAGGTAGATGAGAGTGAAGGTGAAAAGAAGAGGCTGTTGGAGCAAACGCGTCTTCAACCGAATAAAAGTGAAATATTCACTTGTATCGGTGAATTGACGGAGAATACAGATGACTACTATGTTCTCACCACATTCATAGACGATCGCACTAGTGCCGAAAAGTTCTTGAACGAATATTGTTCTACGAACCCTTTTGTCAAGACAAAATTGATTGTCAGTGATCTTAATGAAGACGTTCCTTGCTACGTTCTTAGTAAAAACCTCACATCTGATTTGATCAGACCAACACCGGTTTCACTAAGGTCTGTTCTTCGTAACAAGTTTGAAAAAACTGACGAGCAGATTGAGTTTTTCCTCAAAAGGTTTCCAAAAGAATTCAAGCGATTTATCAAGTGGAAAAAGAGAGGTATGAAAGAGCTTACCGGATTGATCTGGGACATTCTGGAATATGCCACACCTTACTTTGCAGGAAAGGAAGAAGAAGAAATTCTTGATCGTTTCCTCAAAAATATTTCATCATCTGAAAACCTAGGTAAATCTAAAAAGAATGGAGAGGTTGGCGAGAGAGGCGAAAGAGGCGAAAGAGGCGAAAGAGGTGAGGTTGGCGAAAAAGGCGAGGTTGTTAATAAGATAATTACAATTTCGGATACTTCATCATCTTCATCATCTTCATCATCTTCATCATCTTCGCTTGTTTCAGATATGGAA